AAAGAATATTATGTCATGCAGCAGGATGACTTGTTAGGTTTAATTATAGACGTTGGAAGGGCCGTATAAAATACCAGAATGTATATTTGATCACGCAAGACTATATGTTGAAACAAGAGTAATGGCTAATAGAGATCATTATAAAAAGTTATACTGGAAGTCTAGAAGATACGAGTATAAAAACCCCATACTTTTTGACGAACCTGTGGATAACGAATTTTACACAGACTTCAAAGGTATCCTGGGAGAGTTATTGATAAGGCATCAGTTAGATTTAAAAGGAGTTAATTATACTACTAGTGCTTTTGTAAAAGAAAAAGGATGTAGTGATCCTGATCTTATAGTAAACGGAAAGAGTATAGATGTAAAGGGATGTGAGAATAGTCTTAAAGTAAATTTTTTTACCTTAGATAAATTAGATGTAGACTATATACTCTTTGTTTTATTCTTACGAGAACATAACTATGTTATACTTAACTTTAAGAAGACTGATATACAGGACTGGGATATAAAGGTAATAAATGAACGTAATAAGTATTATGAGTTCAAAGTAGATAAGAGAAAGATAAAGGTCACCCCAAAATAATAATTTAAAAACTATAAATATGAAACATGAACATCACCCATTTGAAAATCAAATCTTCAATCATTTCAGAGAAGAAGAAAAAAAGATACACGAAAGTATTAAAACACTTGTCAAGTACAATTACAAAATAATTGATTTAGAAAATCAAATTATAGATAAGCATAACTTAAACAGACTTGATAAACGTTTTAGTTTTAACTATAAGAGAACGCCTAAAAGGCCTTATGAAAAAACACACTAAAATATATCACGATTATTTTGATTTAGATCCAGGAGACTGGATAGGTTGTGAGGTGTGTAATTCTACTGCTGTTGATATACACCATATAGATGCTAGAGGAATGGGAGGATCTAAAGAAAAAGATGTTATTGAAAACTTAATGGCATTATGTAGAGACTGTCATCTTTTGTTTGGCGATAAAACTAAATTTAAAGATATGTTGAGAATATTACATTTATCAAAACTATGAATAGGAAAGAGGAACTCTTACAACAAATACTTTATTTAAAGATAAACCATCCGTATAATCCTGCAATACCTAAATTGCAACAAGAATTAGACGAACAAGAATCTAAAGAAGATCAATAACGTCTTCTATTTTATTTAAGAGTTTTAATTTAAGGGTATATGCGTCTGGCGTATTTGCTTGTTCTACTTGACCTAAACAGTCTAATAAAACTTCTAACTTTCTTAATGCTAACACTTCATTTGTTGCATCTTGAGACAATACACCTGGAGGTAATTGATGTTGGTTTTCTGACATGAATATTTATTTTGTTGAATCTTTTTTAGGCTCTACAACCTCTTCTACTTTTTTCTTTATTTTCTTAATTACCTTTCCTGCTCCTGTTTGTTCTCCTTTGGATAGTCTTTCTATCTTTTTTTGTACAGCAGAAATTTTTGCATTAAGTACACCTATCGCAACAGTTTTTTTCTGTTCTTGTGCTAACTTCAATTTTTCCTGGAGAAACTTAAGTCTAGCCTGTTCTTTTTTTAATTTTTCGTTCATTACCTTCCGTATTTATTTTTCATAGAGTTTAATCTATTCTTTTTTTTCTTTTTCTTCTTTTTGATTCTTCTGTATACAGCCATTTTATTATTATTTATTTTTTTCTAATTCTTTTATCAATATATTAATTTCTTCTATATCTTTCTGCAAATATTCTATTCGCAAATCTTGTTTAGCGTCATCAGGTAAAGCACCCATTTCTCCACGAGGCCATTTGATTCTAAACTCATCATTTAAAGCCTGGTTGTATTTAAGTCTTACCAGTTCGCCTTCTATATCTGCAATCTTACCAGTAAGGTCAAACCAAATACCAGCAACACTAACAATACCTACAATAATACCAATAAGTGTTTTAATATCTAGTTTTACCTGGGACTTTTCACTAAAACTAATTTCTTCTTCTGTCATAGCCTAACGTTAATACCTGCTTTAAGATTTGACATTTTTTTGTCCCAAAACTTAGTAATTTCATACTCTGTGAATATACCAATTCTTCTCCATAGTTTAAGTCCAAAATTTAACCCAATATTGTAATCAGTCCATTTAGTGTTCATTCCATCGTCTGCTAAAAAAACTTCATACGAATATTCTTCATCACCTATAATGTGTTTATGATAACCAGGCATTACTGAAGCCCAACTATGTATCCAGAAATTATCTCTATAAAAATAATAATCTGCACCAACTACAGCACTTAAAGTTCCGAGAGTACCAATTTTATTAAACTCTTTTTTGTTATAGTCATTAACAATACCTCCATATATGTTTCTTCTAAAATCTAAATCTGTATCTGCAACTCTATCACCATTTTCGTTACTCCACCACCAATCTATACCATCAGGTATACCATCAAAATTGTTATCTATAGCATAAGCATGATCTTCATAATTATAATTGTATGCTAAATGCCACCATCTAGCCTCATAAGTATTACCATCATCATCTATTTGTTCAGATCCTAAATATTCATCTATTGGTAAAAAACCATAAGGCCTGTGAGTTCTGACCATACCTCCGATACTAAAAGACAGCCTCTTACCAATAGGCACTCTAAATCTTAAATCAGCAGATTTATAGTTAAGTTGTATTTTTTCGTTTTTTAAATATTCACCTTTTAAACTCCACCACTTAGAAATCCATCTAACTAAATATTTTTCGTTAATGTATTCTCTATTATGGACACGGCCTTTATCATATTGTAAAATATATTCTAAACCTTTTACTTCAGAGTAATTAGAATTTAACGAAACTTGTTCTTCGCCAGTAAAAAACTCACCTGGTTTCTTTTCATATCCAAGTCTTGACATTTTTCTTATTCCGTATGTAACCTGATAGTCTACATCCCATTCAGGAGTTATGTCTACAACCTCACCTTTTTGTGTAACAAAATATTGAGGTGGTGCTTCAAAACCATCTTCTTGTGTATAAGTTCCATAAACAGTAGCATATTTAAAAACTTTATTATATGCTTTTTTTAAAATTTGTGCATTGACGCTAGATGATAGCAACATGGCTACCATAATAAGTATTATTTTTTTTATCATGTTAGTTAAATTTTGATTCTACGATTTTATTAATTTCCTTTTGTATGTCTTTAATAGATATGTCAAGTTCAAACATAATGTTTGCCTGCCATACTTTTATTTCTTTTCCGTTGTTAAAAATTTTGATTGTTGGGACAACAGATATAGACTCCTCTGCCATCAAGTCTGGTTGATCTTCTATGTTTAGTATATGTTTATTGCAGTCGTAAAGTTTTTTCCAATCTGTTATTTCTTTAGTCTTTGCAAACGATGCAGTAAAAAAAACAACGCTTATTTCGTCTTTGTACTCTTGCGACTGCCCATCAAAAGCAACAAGAAGTAAAACGATAAGTATTATTGTTTTTTTCATTTTATATCTTCATATAATCTTTGCTCTAATAATTTAAGTTGTTCTTTGATTTCTGTGACGTTTTCGTCAATATTTTGGATTTGCTGTCTTACTAAATTATCTTTTAAATCAAACTCTACTCTTGAAATTTCTGGCTTTGGTAGATCATCTTTATCTAATTTTTGATCTATTTGTGCCTGTACTGAAAACCAAAAACTTGCAGCCATAATCACGGCAACGACTATTCCTCCCATAGTCTTAAGTGATAAAGTGAATTTACTGTCCTCTGAAATTTCTGGTAGTGCCATGTTTATAAATTTTAAGTTATAATATCTTTATTGTTTATTTGTGCTCTAGATCCTTGTCCAGCATTAAATCTATCTCTTATTTGTTGAAATCTTTTTGGTAATTTTTTACCTTTTTTGATTTTCTTTTTTACCTTATTAATTATACGAAAGTCTTTTTTATTTATAACTCCGTCATTGTTAACGTCTATTTTATGTTGATCTCCTTTTAATGCCATTATACTTTTCTTATTTGTTGTACTTTATCAGGGGCTTTACCTTTATTAGCAAGCCTCTTTTTTTTTCTCATGATCTTTCTAAGTTTCTTTTTAGAAATCTCACTAGTAGTTCTTGGTGTTTTTTTGTTTATTCTTCTTGTTGGTCTACAGTACTTACCTGATTCACCAACACTATCGCCAGAGCCACAGGGTTCTCCTGTATCTGTTCTTACCCAGTTTTCTTTAAACCATCTTCTAAGTCCTCCTTCGTATGCCATTACCTCCAGCCTCCTCCTTTAGATTTATACCATTTACTTGCCCATGCGTTAGCATAAGCAGATGGATATACATCAAACTTTTGTTTAGCAAGAGACTTTGCTCTTGACCAAAGTTCAGGTTTTGTCGGCTTAGGTTTTTTTATTTTTCTCATTGGCAAATACAAATCGGACAATTAAGTCCACAATTTTTCATCTTCCTTGTTTATTATAAGGTTTTTTATATCCTCTTGACGTTTTAAGTCTACTCCTGTTTTTGGAGTGAATCCCTGGTCTTTTCTTTTTGGGTTTTGCTAAATAAGGTTTTAATATTAATCTAGCCATTACCAAGTTTTACAAGCCCAGTACCTTGCTTTCCATCTAGGTCCTGGATTATCACAATTATGCCTTGCACGAAAAGACTTACGTCTTGCAGGAATATTTTTTTTAATTTTCATATTTGGATCACCAAAGTGAACCTTTACTATTTTTCCGTTTGGCTTTTTAACATAGACCATGCTTTTTTTTGCAGGCCTGTCAGATTTCATTATCTTATTTAAAGTAACGTTTCTTCCTTGATAAATAGCCATATATATAGTTTTTTCAAAAATAACATTCAGTTATAATAATCATATAATTATTTAATACTCAAAAACAAGTAAAATATTTTACTTATATTGTTTACGACAAAACATATTTTTGTATACACAAAAACCAACAAAATGTCGTTAGTAGATATATTTTCAGATTCTGATTTTGATAAGATGTTTTTCAATCCTTACAAAGTAAAAGGATCGTTGAAAAAAAAATACCCTAAACTAAAGATGTTCAAGACTTTCCAGGGTTCTGATGACAAACTAATTAAGTATGTTTTGTATGTTTATGACTACAATACTCCATTAAAAGAATATTATCCAGATTTAAAAATAAGAAAAGAGGAGGCAGCAAGACTAGCAGGTTATGATTTAGATAAAGAAAAAGATTTTTTATATGAAATATTTTTTTTTACAAATTTAAAATTGCTAGAAATGGTAGACGAATTTTTAAAAAAACAAAACAACAGGGTTTGGTCTATGATAGTTTCAAACGAACAAACTTTTTTTGAATATCAAACAAAACTTTTAAGACCAGTAGATGGTGATAAAGACAAAGATATTTTACAGGCATTACAAATCAAGTCAAAAATTATGGATGACTTAAACACTATAAACGAAAGATTAGAAACATATTACATGAAACTTTATGGAGAGGATGATGTTTTATTAACTACAATAAAAGCAGATAAAAGATTAACTCCTGAGTTTATTGCAAACTTATGATAATACAAGGAATAGATTATAAAGTACCACCAGTAGGAAAAGTAAAAAACGTTATAACTGGTAAAAACGAAAAAAGACCTATAATTACATCTTCATCAAAAAAAGAAAAGCAAGTTTGGATTAGAACAGAACTTCCTAAAGATTACCAAAAAAAAAGATCAGAAGAAATTTTAAAACAAAAAGAAGATCCAAATTATTTTGATACTGAGTTAGAGGCGTTTAGATCACAGGAATGGGATAGAAGATTAAATGGTGTTTGGTTTATGAATAATGGGAGTCCAGAATATTTGACAGGGTTACATTATTTTTTTTTAAATTGGTGGTGTATTGACGTTGGTTATCCTTCTTTTAGAAAGACTGATCAAGAGTATTTTTACTTTTTGCAATTCTGTATAGAAGATCCTAACTGTTTAGGAATGATAGAGTTGACAAAACGTAGACAAGGTAAAACTGTTCGTGCTGGATGTTTTATGTTTGACCTTATATCAAGATCTAAAAGTAAAAACGGAGGTATACAGTCTAAAACTGCAATGGATGCAAAAAACAATGTGTTCCAAAAAAATATAGTTGGACCATTTAAAAAGTTGCCAGATTTTTTTAGACCAGTATATGATCAATCTAAAGGAGTCACACCAACATCAGAACTAAGGTTTTATAGAACAACGAAAAGGGGAAGTAAATCCTTAGAAGATTTAGGTAAACCAGAACTTGAAAGTCAAATAGACTGGAAGAGTTCTGATAAATATAGTTATGATGGTACGAAATTACATAGATACCTTGGTGACGAGGTTGGAAAAACAATGGAAGTTGATGTGTGGGAAAGGCACAATGTTGTTAGGTTCTGTGCAGAACTGGACGGTGAATACATTGGAAAGTTTTTATACACAACAACTGTTGAGGAGATGGAATCTGGTGGTGAATCATTTAAAAAACTTTGGGAAGCGTCTGATCAAAAAGTAAAGAACGCACACGGAAGAACTCAAAGTGGTTTATATAGATACTTTACACCTGCATACAAAACATTATATTTTGATAAGTATGGTGTGCCAGATGAAGAAAAAGCAAAAGAATATTATCTAGCAGAAAGAGAATCTTTTTTACATGATGATAGAGCATTAAGTAATATTATTAGAAGAAACCCTTTCACTATAGATGAGGCATTTAGAATAGACGGAGAAAGGTCTTTATATAATGCAATGAAATTAAATGATAGAATTGATAAACTATCCTGGAGAGATAACGTCTATACTGTAGGTAACTTTGAATGGGTAGGAGATAAAGAAGATGGTGTTGTTGAATTTAAACCTATGTCAAACGGAAGGTATAAAGTTTGTTATCTTTTTGAAAGTAAAGATGATGCAAACCAGGTTGTAAAACGAAGTGGAAACTATATGCCAACTAAAAATTCACAGTTCGTTATAGGCTGTGATCCTTATGATCATGATACTACTGTAGATGAAAGAAGGTCTAATGGGGCTTTCTATGTTTATAAGAAACACAACTCAACATCAAATTTTTATGATAGTTCTTTTATTGTTCAATACATTTACCGACCAAGCACGGCACGGCAGTTTTATGAAGATGTTTTGAAATGTTGTCATTATTATTCATGCCAAGTTTTGTTTGAAGACAATAAAGTCGGAATAAAAAGTTATTTTGAAGACAGAGGTTATGGAGGTTTTTTAATGTACCTTCCAGGATCTACAAAGCCTGGAATAAGTGGTTCGCTAAAAACTCACCAACAGATTGCAGAAATAACAGAAGACTATATTGAAAATAATATTGATAGGGTGTATTACTCAGAGTTGTTAAAAGATTGGTTAGAGTTTGATATAACTAAAACAACTAAGTTTGATGCAGCAATGAGTGCTGGTTATACATTGATAGCAGATAAATATATCCTGTTAAAAAATGAACTAGCAAAAAAAAGGGTGATAAATGCTAGCGACTTGTTTAAAAAATATAAAGTAGGATGATCAACAAAGACAAAGGAGAATCTACATATCCTGATCATTTAATAGATCCATTACAAAAAGGAAGAGACTGGTGTCTCGCATACGCAAAAGCAGCGTGGAAAGATTATAACCAACATGGCGAACATTCTTTTCATAATAACAGAGGTGGATATGTAAAGATTAAAGATTATGCACAAGGCAATCAATCAATAAATAAATACAAAAACTTAATGAACGTTTCAGATGCTGACAACGATACGTGGTTAGCAATAGACTGGAGTGTTTTACCAGTAGTTCCAAAATTTAGAAGAATTGCTTTAGGTAAATTAAGTAAAACAGAATATAACATTTCTGTAACTCCTATAGATGGATTAGCACAATCACAAAAAGAAGATTATTTTAACAAACTTAAAGCAAAAATGGATTTAAGAAACATGGCAAGTCAACAAATGCCAGGTATAGAAAACTTTAGTCCATTAAAAAATGAGGGTGACGAACCAGAGAATGATGAAGAGTTAAACCTTCACATGGCTTATACCTATAAGCATAATGCAACTATAGAAATGGAACAAGGTATTGACTTAGTTTTCAATACTAATGATTTAGGAGAAAAAAGAAAACAAGTTTTAGAATCTTTATTTGACTTTGGTGTAGCAGGATATAAAGAATACATTGATTCAAATGGAGCAGTTAAAATTGATGTTTGTAACCCAGAAAATTTAATAATATCACATTGTAACAAAAGAGATTTTTCTGATAAGGTTCATGTTGGTGAGGTTAAAGAAATGACTATTGCAGACTTAAGACAACTTGCAGGAGATCAGTTTACTGAAGATCAATATAGAAAAATAACTGAAAAATATATTGGAACGCAGGGTTCAAAAAGAATGTATCCTACGAACAAACAATATAAAAAGGCATACGAAGATCAAAAAATTAAAGTATTAGACCTGGAGTTTTTCTCTATTGATCAAATGGTACATGAAACAAGGATAGACAAAAGAGGAAACAAAAAGTTTGGTAGAGCAGGATACTATGATAAAAGTCAAAAGAAAAAGTATTATAGATCTGATTATAAAGTTGTTTATAAAATATCATGGATTATAGACTCTAACTATTGTTTTAATTTTGGTTTATGTTCAGATATGAAAAGAGTTAAGTCAAACCTTATGGATACTGACTTATCTTATCATATTTTTTCACCAGACTTTTATAATATGAAACCATTAGGAATTATGGAACAATTAATTCCTATAGCAGATCAAATACAAATAGCGTGGTATAGATTACAAAACACTATAAATCAGGCAAGACCAAAAGGTATAATGATTGAATTAGGTGCATTAGAAGATATACCATTAGGTTCAGGTGGAGAACAAATGAAACCAATGGATGTTTTAGATTTGTTTAATAAAACTGGTACATTAGTTTATAGAAGAAATGATATTAGTGGTAAGCCAACAAACTATAAACCTATAGAGGAACTAGAAAATGGACTTGGTAGAGATGCACTAAATTATTATCAATTAATACAAAACAGTATTGAGATGATCAGACAAATAACTGGTCTAAATGAATTTACTGATGGATCAACACCAGACGCAAGAAGTTTAACAACTACTGCAAAATTAGCAGCCCAAGCAACAAACAACGCATTGGCTCATATAGAGCAAGGAGAAAGACATTTGTTAGAAAAATTAGCATCTTCAGTTGTAGTAAGATTGCAAGACGCAGTAAGTAAAGGTTCTATAGAGGGTTATGTAAGAGGTTTGGGAGAAAGTTCTATGAAGTTTTTTAAACTATCACCTACAGTAAGAAAGCATGAATTTGGGGTAGCCATAGAAGATAGACCTACTGAAGAACAAAAGGCAAGATTGATGCAAATATTACAAGCGTCAGTTGCCCAGGGACAGGTTGATTTTGAAGACGCTGTATATATAGAAACAATAAAAAATATAAAACAAGCCCAGCAAGTTTTAGCATACAGGATAAAGAAGAAAAGAAAAGAGGCAGAAGAAAAGTCTATGAAACAACAACAAATGAATAGTCAAGTTCAAATGCAATCAGCACAAGCCTCAGAGCAAGCAAAACAACAAACTTTGCAAATGGAGATGAAGGCTAAAATGGAAATGGAACAACTGAAAGCACAATTACAATCTCAGTTACAAAAAGAAAAATATCAGTTTGAATTAGAAATAGAAGGTATAAGACAAGCAAGTAATTTAGAAAGAAATGCTTACGATAATCTACCTACTAAAGAAATGGGAATGAAACTGATGAACGAAGAAAACGCTGAACAAACCCAAACTGAACAATAAATTTTGAAAGAAAAAACAAAAATTGTATTTTAAATTTGTACAACCAACAATAATAAATTATGGAGAACATAGAGAATTTTGATCCAAGTCAAATAAAAAAAATTGACGAAGATGGTAATGCTGTACCTGTTGTAGAAGAAAAACAAGAGGAAGCAGTAGAAGAAAAACAAGAAGAGACTAAAGAAGAGTCAACTTCTGAAGAAACAACAGAAGAGGTTGTTGAAGAAGAAACTGAAGAGCCACAAGTAGAGGCACAAGAAGAATCAACAGAAGAGCAACCAGAAACTGAAGAAACACCTGTAGAAAACAAAGAAGAAACTACAGAAGATGAGCCAAAAGAGCAATCAGAATTATTTGAGACTCTTGATGGTATAGCAAAGACATTAAGCAATGGCAAGGCTGAAAACCTTGAGGATTTATTTGAAGACTATAAGAGCCTGAGAGAATCAGAAAATGTTTTCAAAGATGACTTCATTAAAAATGCAGTTGCTTATTATAATGAGAACGGAACTCTAAATCCGTACTTAGAGGCTACGGCTGTTAATTTTACAGAAATGGGTGATGAACAGGTTATGAGATATAACTTAAAAAAGAATAACCCTACTTTATCTGATAGAGCAATAGAACGCTTATATCAGAGAGATGTAATAAACAAGTATTCTCTTGATCAAGACAAGTTTGAAGAAGACGAGGTTGAATTAGGCAAAGAGTTGTTAAAGGCTGATGCTGATAAACTTCGTAATACTTTTGTTGACGAACAAAAAAAATTCATTGAACCTGTCGTTAGTGAGACGAAGGAAAAAGCAGAAAACCAAAAGATTGAAAGATCCGAATGGGAAAGCACAGTAAAATCCAATAAGACTACTAAGGACGTTTTAGACAATAAAAGAATCCTTATTAGTTTTAAAGATGAGACTTTTTCTTATGAGGTAGACAATCCTCAAGAACTGCAAGAAATGACTATTGATAACAATAAATTTTTTAATTTGTTTTCTGATGGTCAAGGAAATGTAGATTTTGACAAATGGTATAGGGTATTAACCTATGCTGCCGATCCTGAAACTTACGAACAATCGCTTATATCTCATGGTATTGGTTTAGGCCAAGAAAAGGTTGTTAAGGATTTAAAAAATCCTAGCAAGGTTACTAAAGGACAAAAAAGTTCTGGAAGACAACCAGACAATCCTATTGAAGGTCTTATGAACGCAATAGCAAAAGGTAGTAGTGAGGTTAAAATTATTAGATAACATTTTAAATTTTTTAAATTATGGCAATAGGAAGCACATCGGCTGATTATATCAGTTCGTTAGAATTTACTGCACATTCGTTTGTGCAGGGAAGAGAGATCCTATCTTCTGTACTAGATATACAGAATGAAGAGGACACTTTCTTGGATGTCATGCAGGCTCTTGGTAAAATGAAACCTACCTCACAGCCTACATATCATTCATTTACAAATGAAGCACTTTATTCAAGCAATGAAGTTGTTTTAGAAACAGGTACTTTAGGATCTGGTACAGGTACTCAAACTGATCTTACTGCATCAAGCACAGGAAACGCTAGAGTAGGAGATTTAATGATGGGTGCATCAGGTAATATTTACCTTGTAACAAAAGTTGTAGCAGACACTACTATTTCATTCAAGCCTATTGATGGGGCTGGTACTGCAACTGACTACGATGGCAACGGAGATAAACTTGTAATTTTCTCTAATGCACAAGGTGAAGGTTCAGGTTCTCCATCTTCTATCAAGTATGGAATGAACAAGAACGTAAACGGTGTTCAGATTTTCAAAAATTCTTATAGAATTTCTGATGTCGCTAAAGCATCTAAAGTTACTGTAGAATATCAAGGTAAGCCTTACTTTATGTACAAAGGTACTTATGAGGCATTACAGAGATTTAGAGCAGACATCGCAAACTCAATGATGTTTGGTAAGAAAACAGCACAATTTGGTTTCTCTGGTGGAGCAGGTACTGATCTAACAGACGCTAATGGTAATGTTGTTCAAACTACTAATGGTCTAAGAGCAGAATTAGATTCTGGAGGTATTTTAACTTCTGGTAACAATTACGCTTATTCATCATCTATTTTAGGCACATGGGCAACTATGGCTGCTGCATTGAATAAAGTTAGAGCACCTAAAGACTACTGGTTATGGGTTGGTACATCAGCAAACATTAAGTTTGACGATGCTTTAAACAACTTAACTAGTTCTGCTGGTATTTCTGGAGCAAGATTCAATGTTGATGGTAGAGAAATTGACCTAGGTATTGATGTCTTCAGTTTATATGGAAGAAAATGGTACAAAAAACCTCTATCTATACTTGATCACAATGAATTAGGAACGTCTGTAGCACCTGCTGGAGAAGTATACCTAGTTCCTTTTGGACAATGTAAGGTAGCAGGAGGTGGAGCATCTCAAGATTATCTACAAATTAGATACTTAGAAGGAGACGGAAACAACTTCTCTTTCAGAGAAACTCTAACAGGTGGACTAGCACCTACTCCTACAAGTGCTGACGCAATTCTTGACGTAAACTACCAGGCTATTTGTGGTCTAGAAGTTTTAGGAAAAGAGCATTGTGCACTTATGACAGGATTTTAATAGTCAACAATAAGGGGAGGGGTTTCCCTCCCTTTTTTTAATTTTAAATTTAAAACCAATGATTAAAACAAAAACTTTTAACAATGTAAAAACAGAACCTACTTTTAAAAGAGGTGATGTAAAAATATTTGAATGGCTTAAAAAGAAGCCAGATCCTTATAATTCAGGAAAATTAGAAATGGCTGTTATGGCTTATATTCCTAATAAGGACAGAATCTACGATGCAGAATTAGAAGACTACGTAGATATAGCAGCAATAAAATCGTTAGGCCCAGAAAACAAACCAGTATTTTCAGATATTGTGTTTGAGAAAAAAACTAAAGGCTTGATGGTTTTAAGGGGAGATAGAGTTGGAGACAAAGAAATATATCAATATATGATGTTGTCTAACCATAATCAGTCAAACCCTAATAGAGATCCTCAAGCACAACCTTTATATAAAATTGTAGATCCAAAAGCAGAGTCTACATCTAAAAGGAAAACAAGATCTTTATTAAGAGATGCTATGAATGTAGCAGCAGAACTATCTGCATCAGATATAAGAGAGTTAGTGGCATCTATGGGTAAAGATCAAACTCGTGACATTTCTATATTAAGAGATGAAATAGAAACTTTAGCCGAGGCAGATCCACAACAATTTATTGCACTTTCAAAAAATAGAAACAAGTCTATTACAGCAAATGTAAAGAAGGCTATAGATAAGAAAATTATAGAATTTGTAAAAGCAGATAGTGCTTTTGTTTGGGCATCAACCAAAGAGGTTATATGTCAAGTTCCTAGATCTACTGGATCATCTTATCTTGAAGGCTTTACCAACTTCGTTTTGAGTAACAAAAATGGGCAATCCATATACGAAGAAATCGTAAAATTGCTTAAATAATTAGTTGTTGGTTTGTTTTTAGATTGGACGGTGAAAGTGTATGCTTAAGCCGTCCTTTTTATAAACAAATAATAAAATATGAGCACTTTTACAAACGGAACAGGTACGGTATCAATAGATTTTAATATAGAGTTTGACTTAAGAACTACACCTACGCTAAAGATAACCGACTCCTCAACCTATAGTGCTGCTCAAACAGGAGTTAAAGTATTTATAAAAATTACAAGACCTGATGGCTTTGTAAGAGATATAAATGCAGATGTTCCTGATATAACAGGAAACTCAGGATCATTACCAGTATTTAATTACATATTAAGTTTAGCAAATGATGGTGATCCAGTAAGAGGTGTTTACAAAATTGAATATAATTTTACAGTAGGTTCAGCATCAACAGTCAAAAAAACAAAATCATTTGACTTTCAATATAAAAAAAATACATTAACATTAGAGCAAGACATAAACGAGTTTACTCCTTTAGTAAAAGTAAAAGACACAACTGCTAATTATGATGTAAGTGGATATACTACATCATCAATATCAAGAGTCTTTACAGGATCTATTCCTGCAAGTTCAAAAACTTTACACACAAAAACCACAACAACATCTTCATCTGCAAATAGAGAATACAGATTAGAAGAGGTAGAAAATAATAATGTGTTTTATGATTCTGAATATACTATAACTTGTTCTTTAACATCAAACCACA